TACGTTACCATTAGAAATTGATACCTGTGTTGTGTAATCCCAAGATTGATTATCTAATGTTGTTGTGTTATAAGGACCAAACCCTGTCCCTCCTTTATTCCATAAAAAGAATGGAACTTTTTGTGATGATTCAGTTAATCTTCCAGGTTCATTTAAACAACCTCTTACTCTTTCACCATCCTCATCCAAAAACATAGTTACAGGAAGTGGCCCAAATACAGATGTTCCATTTTTAAACACACTCGGAAAAATATCAGGATCTAAATATTGATAGGAATATCCAAGGTACTTAGCGTTTTGTAAATCAAATTCTTCAATACCCACCTCATTATTTATTGATATTAACTGTAAAATATCTCCATCTAAAACTCTACTTGTGTATGTAAATCCTCCGTTATCAAAAAAATCATTTATGTCGAATGCATTATTACTAACATCCATTCTATAGTTTATTGCCAAACCTAACAATTCTCCAAAACTTTGAAATGATGTTGGCCCTATTGATCTACTTACAGAACAATTTGGGTCTAATGAGGGGTCTACACAAATTTCTTTAATAAATTCATCTCTAGGTCCTAAATCTACCATTGTTGTTGGTCGACCTATTTGAGTATCTTTACTTCCTCCCCAATTTGACTCTGAAGTGTATGTTGCCGACCTATAATAATATTTGTCTTGTGATTCAACATATCTTATTACGTCTTCACAATATCTTCCTTTTCTACCCTTAAATTGAAAAAAGTATAATGAACCAGACAACCAATTATCAATAAAAGAATAATTTACAATTCCACCACAGAATAATTTACCGACTCTTTTTCTTCGACGATATTCTCTTAAAATTTCAAAAATTCTAATGTTTGTTTGACTACCCGGAATTATTTTAAAAATACCATTAGTAAATTCAGAAAATCCAGATGGTGTTATTGAAGTATATCTCTCTCCATCAAATGACGACTCTAATTTATATCCACCATTATTAGTGATTTTAGTTGCGGTTATATCCATACCCGCTGTGTATGTTGACGAGGGGGTTCTTCCGGTTCCAATATAGTATGTTGAGACGATTCCTTCGTCGTATGGTATGTCATATAACTCACATCCATCCTCAAGTGGGACGGTAGATGAAAACGCGTTTGATGATGCGTTTAGGTTTCTTATTATTACTTCATATTCAATATTTTCTTGAAATAATCCATTTGTATCTTCAAAAGTATAACCAGACACACCATCGGACGAAAAAATAGTTGTTCCTGTTAACGTTGTTCCATTTGATCCGTATGTTATTATATACGAGGATTGATTTGTTACAAAATTAGTTACGTTTGTCGGTGTTACGGCACTATAACATATGTCGCTCGGGTCTCCTGAAACTGGATTAGAAAAAGTAAATCCAGAGGCAACTAAACCTCTACTTGATTGATTGTCATTTCCTATAATAGTAACTTTACCAACTTCACAAAAGTCGGTAGAATTTCCAAGTCCTCCTTGTACACCTAATGAGTTTTCACCATTACACTCTTCACATTCAGGATATGCAATTAAATATAATTCTCTTTGTGAACCGTCTTGTAATCTGTATGCAAATTTTTTAATTGGTTTATAAATAAATTTAGTTGGCCATTGATTAAACGCATCTGCAAACTGATGAAATACGATTGCCAAAGTGTTGAATAAAGTTAATAAAACAAGATTGACTAAGTGTTCAATTAGTAATAAAACGTCGGCAATTAATAATGTAAATGTGAAGTTTTTCTTAGCAAAATTAACTGGTGGTGTAACAACATCGGCTGAACAATCTTCTTCTTCCGCCGGTACAATTTCTTTTATACCAACATATCTATCGTCACTAAATGAATTACCATTGTAATGTATATTTTGAAAAGAAGAAATTGTATAAACTTTATTATATGTTACTCGATAAAAATAATCTCTTGGAAAGTATTGTCCTGATTGATTATATAGTATACCTCTATTTGAATCACTTCCAACCGCACTTGTTGGATAGTCATCCCACGATGTTGAAAACGCGTATGATTCATTTTGTTGTGTTGAATATTCTCTAATATTTGGAACAAGGTAAGACGCAGTTTTTCTAACTCTACTATTACCTTGGTCATCTATTGAAAATCTAAATCTATAACACGCTGCCGTGGGTATGCCCTTATTTGGGTCATTTGTAATTTCATTTTCACCAAATTCATTAGTGTAAATAAACTCACTGTTCATCGGTACTTCCATTACAAACGAACCATCTTCAGGAATATCTTCATCGATATTATATATTTCAAGTATCGGACGTTTATTTATATCTTTTTTGTGTGTAAATCTAATTGCTTCGATTTTTCCTGTTTTAGTTGTCAGGTCACACTTTCTACCCATTTTTCTTCTGGGTTGACAATTTTTATTTAAAGAATTCTTACCCGTATCTGTATAAGTTCCACCAATTAAAAATGCTTTGGGTTCTACTTTAACCCCCTTATCTGATAAATCAAAATCTGTTCTTGTAATTCCTATTTGACATAAGTCGATATTACCCCAAAATGGTACCACCTCAACTGTCTTATCAAAACTAACTATTTGTGGTAGGGAATCGATATCTTCAGACGACTTAAATGTGTAGGTGTTTTTAAACGCATCTTCACCCACTCCTTGTTTCATAAAATCATATGGTCTCAAGGAAAAACAACCGATATCAGATAAATCAATATCCACATGAATTTTTTGTAATCCTAATGGAACACCCCATATCATGAAGTCACCGGCATCATTAGTCTTTACGGTATACTTATAATATTTTTCATATACCTCTAAAACTTCTTCTCTATTGAGGACTTCCAATTGGTCAGGAAATGTTCCTGTTGGTTCATGTCCACCATGTTGTTTTCTTGATGGTAATAAATTATATCTGTAATTGTTTTCCTCGTTTCTTTCTGATGGGTCTTTAAATGGATATAAAGCCGAAATTACGGGGTCAATTGAATCCTCATCTGATAATGGAATGAATATAGAAACTTTAGCGTTTGGTACTCCAAAACCGTTATTTACGATAATTCTTCCACATACAACACCGTAATCTGAACAAAGTGAAGTATACGTGTCTTTCTGTGTAAACTTTAAAGACAAAATTTCCAATAAATCATAGTCTTGTTTTAATTCGACTGTGATGTTTTGGTCTTTACCAATATCTGTGTATATTCTGTGTTTTTGTAGCATTCTTATAATAAATAGAAAGAGGTGGATTTTCTATTATTATAAACAAAAAACTAATTAAAATGTAGTCGTTCCTAAGGTTTTAATTCTTATCTTAATGTCCTTATTAGGGAATCTAATTTGGAATATTTGATTTGACTTCATGAATATAGTGTTGTCGCTTTGTTGTATTTCTTTCGTTGCGTTGTCTTTGTAACTTTGTGAAACCTCGGATGATGAGTATTCTCCACCAATTTTTCCAAAAACTCTTAAATCTACAACGTTCACAACTCCCGACACATTACCAATGGATTTTGACAAATCTCCAACAAATAGTGGATCTCCCATTTTACGTTTTTCAATTGCGAAGAAATCTACAATATTTTCGATTGCCGTCTTAATAACGTCTGTTTGTGATGTATTTTTATCTATAACTAAATCAACTTCTAAACCCATATCAATAACCTCACCACTCACAATATCCAAATAATCGTTAATCATTCTAAACTCAGAAAGATAATTTAAAATATTATTTTTTAATGTATTGGATACAGTGTCAGTTAAATTACCATTTTCGTCATATGATAATAATTTGATTCTTACCTTATTATCTTCTTCCATCACATTTACCTTTGCCGGTGCTCCGAATGTGGATGGCATTGTTTCTATTAAAGATTTATAGTCATTTAACGTTACTGCCCTATTTTGTGCCGCAAAATTATAAGCGACCATATTTCTTATTTCTTCTATTGTTGGTTGGTCCGCTCCACCAATTGCTGGAGTAATATTCGTTACGGATAAAGAATCCTCAACCTGTGTGTTAATAGTTGAGTTTGGACCTTGTATGTTAAATTCAACACTGTCTACACTTGTTATAACATTAACCCCTAAATTGGAATCTTTACCCCCACCAATTCGATATTTCACGAATAGTGTTGAGTTTACTTTAGGTACTGAACCTAACGACATGTTATTTAAAAAACTAGCAATGTTTACTTTCATATTACTAGTAATGTAGTTATCCAAATTATCCAATGGATTAACCGTTCCTGAACCGAAGGTTAATGAAAAATAACCTTCAGGAGTATATTCAGTTAAAAACTTATTAGATACCGACATATAATCACCCGCCTTGAAATTGTTTTTATCTGAAACACTTGTGGTGTTTGGAATAAAAACTTTATCCTGCATTAATGATTTTACCTCATACCATTTATTGGTTGATGTTGAAAATTCTGTTGATGTTGGGTTGGCTCCAAATGTGGTACCATCTTTATGTATTATCGAAACAACACCTAAAACATTTTGTTCTGGTAAAAAAAGTTTTAAAAATGGTTTTTGGTCAACTTGATTAATTACCCTTCTGTAAATTCTTGTAACCCCATTCACTACAGCCTCTCTTTTTGTAATTGTATATGATATTAAACTATTATTACTATCAAAATTTGGAATCTTTAATCTATTTGGTTCTCCTTTACTGTTGAATGGATTAGAAAAATCTATATCCTCTATAGTTTCAAATATTTGACCTCCACCTGACACTTGTGCTCCCCCCTTTAAAATTCCCAAATATCTTTCATCTTCTTTATCACCACGAACCGGAACGTTAACTGAAAAATCACATAGAGCCACCGATGGTCTTACACCCGGTATTCTAATTCCGTAGGTCTTGGCAATGTGAAATAAAGATTGTCTTTGTTGAGCAAAATCCAAAATAGTTTCTTGCCAAACTCTATCTATATGGAAGTGTAAGTTATCCGCAACCGCAGCGTTTAAGTCTAACAATACAGAAAATATAGATGCATCATTGGTATTTTTTACCAAATCAGGATAATAATCGTTTGTTAAATTAACTAATTCTTGTCTTAGTCCCGCAAAATCTCTAGTTGCGTATGATATTTTTTTCGCCATTTTAAATGTTTATTATAATAAAGTCAGAGGATGAAAAGGCTCCATTATTTACCGTATAATCAATTTTTACTTTAGCAGTATATGGTTTATTTGCTTGTTCTGAAACCCTAAATAATCTTTCGTCTTCTTCTTGACTAAAAGATGTTGTCTCATCGGGGTCATTCTCTGCTGACATGATATTAATTGAGTTAATGTCTAAATTTGGGATATACTTTTTTACACCATCTCTTATTTCTTCTTCGATTAAATTAAATGTAACCATGTCGTTTTGGTCAAAAATGTACTCATAAATTCTTGTACCAAAATCGGGTAAAAAATATCTACTACCCTTCTTAGTTAAAAGAAGGTGAATTAGATTTGCTCTAACCTCTCTTTCAGGTGTTTCTGTCATTTTAACAAAATCACCAATTTGACTGTCTCTGAATGGAAAATCTATTCCGTATTTTATCGCCATATCAATAAATATAAACAATACTAAAATGGTAATAAATAAAAAACCCATCCGAAGATGGGTTTAGATACTCTATGATTATTTTTATGACCCACACCCCTCACATTCAAATGGGGAATCTGTAGGTTTTTCACTTGTCATTACCAATTCAGGAGTATTTTCACTTATGATTTGGTTATTAGTTGGTGTCACCATTTTTTGTAGTGTTTCAACTGGTTTGGATGTTGAGGTATCGACACCTAATCCTTTAAGTGCGTCAACCGCAGCTCTCGTTCTCAAGTAATACATACCTGTCTTTAAACCTAATTTCCAACCGAATAAATGTGCGGCTAATAATTTAGGTTTAGTCGCGTTATCAATAAATAAATTTAATGATTGTGATTGATCAATAAAAACACTTCTATTCGCGGCCATTTGTAAAACACGTTTTTGAGACATTTCCCAAACTGTTTTATAAACCTCTTTCATCTCGGTCGGAATCTCAGGAATATTTTGAACTGAACCATTTTCCATAATTAATTTATTCTTAATGGTATCATTCCATAAACCTAATTTCAATAAATCGTTAACCAAGTGTTTGTTAATCATAACAAATTCACCACTTAATGTTCTTCTTGAGTAAAGATTAGTTGTGAATGGTTCAAACGCTTCGTTATTACCTAAAATCTGTGCGGTAGATGCGGTTGGCATTGGAGCAACTAATAATGAGTTTCTTACACCAAACGATTTAACTTCTTTTCTTAATGATTTCCAATCCCAACGACCTGATAAATCTTTATCTGACTTACCCCACATTTCATATTGGAAAATACCTTTCTCTATCGGTGATCCTTCAATAGATTCATATGGACCAAATTCTTTCGCCAAATCTTTAGAAGATGTCATAGCCGCAAAATAGATAGTTTCAAAAATATCTGTTTGTAAGGTATCTGCTGTCTCACTTTCAAATGGGATGTTCAACATACAAAGAACGTCCGCTAATCCTTGTACACCTAATCCAACAGGACGATGTTTAAAATTAGAACGTTTTGTTTCTTCGGTTGGGTAGAAGTTTAAATCAATTAC